GAACCCTACTGGTTCCTTTATTTTTTAGGAGAAATTATGGGTTGGTTTTCTGGATATAATCATTATACTGAGAAATTCTTATATAGCCTTACTCCTTCTTATCTTTGGAAAAAAGAAGAGAACGCTCTTGCTATGTCTATACAATTATATCTTCAAGGAAAGACAACCCTAATTGATATAGCTAAATCTGGTATTGCTACACCATCATTGAAAATGAAATCAATGATTAATTATATGTTTACTCCTGAATATTTAATGAGTGTAAGTAAATTACCTACAGAATCTGATAATCCAGATAACCTTAAAGAGAATGAGCAATATGATGAATCCTTTGTAGGTCCTTTACCTGAAGGGTATTCAAATGTAGCTGAATATAGAAAAGCTAAATTAAAAAAAGATAATGCTTTCTCTACCCTTATTTATAATAAATTCCAGAACCAGTTAAATTTCTTTTCTAAAGCTAATCCTAATATCTTTGTATCATATAAATTAAGACAGGTAACAGTTAGAGATATACCTAATAATACTCCTTATATTTTTACTTCTTTCTATGGTAAAAGTGTAATTATAAATCAAAAATTCTATTACACACCAAAATTGAGTAGTACAGGTACACCTGAATTCTATGAAATTACTTACTCTAGTTCAGTAAGTGTTGATGGTGAAACCACAACATTTAGTGATTACTACACTGGTGTTAAACCTGAAAACCTTGATAGTGTTATAAGCACACTTGGTCCTTCTATAACTAGGGTGATTCCTGTCTTTAAAAGTACTTCTTATGCTTTTAATGCCTGTTCAGATATGGAATCCATTAAAAACCGTTTAAATATGTCTCCTACAATAACAAATATTAGTGGTGAATTAGCTTCTTCCTTAAAAGACATGTTTTTCTCTGATATGAGTAGAATAATGTTTTTTGAAGATGAATTAGATAATACTCTTAACGATATTAATACAGAGACAGAAAGTGATTTTGATACTTGGAAAAGTAATATAAAGAACGCTCCTATTATTCCTGTATTACCAACCCAATCCTTAGAAGCTAAAGGAGACTTCTTAGAGAGTAGTAAGAAGATTTATATAAAAGCTTGTAATAAAGGTTTTGGTAGAAAATCCTGGGAGAATATGTATAAACAGAACCAGGAAGTAGAAAGAGATTTCTCTCACAATCTTGATGTGTATTTTGGACATGTTCAGTTAGGTTTTTATCATAATGATATTCTTGTCCCTGAGTTAGCTCAATATGCTTTTGAGTTTGCTAAGAGATTGTATATGAATAGTAATGTAATAGGTAAACCACAAACAGTAACAGAAGAAGTACCTATTCCAGGAGGAAACACTGGTACGCAATATGAGACTGTAATAAAAATTGCTTCATCATATACAGAGATTAAGAACCAGTATGGTAACTTTGTAGGTTATCCTGATATATACGAAATAATAGCGTATGCCTCAGCAGAATATGATGTTTGTTACTGTGCGGACTTTCCTGTGAATTATGCTGCATATCAGCAAGAGTATCTTTATGGTGATAAAGAGGATGATACCCTTACTTGTATTTGGTATGTACATAAATTATCTAATTCTTTAATTGAAATTATTAAGGTTTATGGTCTTAACTCTTATATATCAAGTATTCATTCAATTAATAATGAATTACATACAACACCAACTCATTATGCTAGTTTAGGTAGAACTTTTAATGAAGAATCTTCTTTTACTAACATTAATATAAATGGTATGTATTTACCTTATATTCCAGAAATAGTACAAAAGTTACCTTATAAAGTAGAAAAATTTTGTTTAAGTAAAAGTGTTGTTTCTGTAAATTTTGTTTATATGGTAATTATTGAACATGTTAAATGGTATGACACAGGTTTTGGTGGATTTGTCCTTACTGCAGTAAAAATAGTAATTTCAGTTGTTGCTATTTATACTGCTCAATGGTACGTAGCAGCTGCTGTTGTTGCAACAGCTGCTATATCTATACTTGAACAGTTTGGTGTTCAAAGTGGTTTATTATCTAAAATAAAACTAGCAGCCTCAATATTTGCTGTAGTTTTCTCAGCTGGTTCTGCAATAGAAAATGTATGGAATAATGCTGCTAGTTCAACATCTACTATGAGTAATGTATCTACTACTGCTACTTCTAGTAACTCAGTAGGTACATTTGCCAATGAAGCTAATTTCGCTGGTTCCTTTAATTTATCTGGTATAAATACTGCTAATGGTTTCCAATATACTAATATTGCTGGTTCTACTATAGGAACCAGTTCATCTATGTCACTTATGGATATGGCTAAATTAGGTAGTGAAGTAATTAAACCATTCCAGAAAGGCTATGAATTATATTCTGAGCATAAGCAAAGAAGTGTTATGAAGACTATAGAAGGCATATACAATGATATAACTGAAATGAATAAGGAGTATGCTCTTAAAACAAATGAAATTACCTATAATTTACATAATATGAATGTAACACAAGAGAAGAATAAATTATATGTTAAATACTTAAAGACTTGTTTTAATAGTCCTTATCATTTTGATGAATGTATGTATACAGGTTTAGATATAGATATTATGTATGATAATACTATAAGAACAGAGTTAGATAATAAGTATGAAATAGAGAACTCTTTACTGTTTGCTTGATTTAATTTTTTATCTATTTACAATAAATGTATATTTTTAATTTTATAGGAGAATACTATTATGGGTGCAATAAATGCTGTGCTTAAAGGCTTAAGGGCTTTAAAAAATGTAAATACAGGTGGTAGAGGTATCTCTGGGTTAGCTACAAAAGAATCTTGGATTAACCCAATGCAGGTTAATTTAAAGACTGGTGAAATTGGTAGAAAAATTAAGGATGGCATTTCCCTTGATAAAGCTAAAGAATCTTTAAAATTAGATAAAGATGCTACATTTGTTGGTTCTAAACAATTCAAAGATGGTTCTGGTGCCCATTTCATTGCAAAAGATGCTAAGGGTAACCTTAAATATGCTAACACTAAAGGAGAAACTCTTCCTTCTGGTAATGCTAAAGTATTTTTAAAAAATAATAAAAATGATAAAGGTTTTAATTATGCACCTTTTAGATATGATACTGATGCACTTACTATGAAATCTAAAGCTATTGGTTTAGCAGGATTAGGTGGTCTTGGTTATGGCGTATATAAAGGATTATCTTCTGATTCTGATAATAATAAATCAGCTAATGTAATAGCTAATGCAGCTAAACTAAATAATTCACAAAATAATGAAACTGCATCTAATACAGAAAATAGTTCTAAGAATAGATTTATTAAAGCAGTTAGTGGACAGCTGAGAACACCTAAACAAGAAGCAAAACTTCAAGAAATTCGTGAAAGAAGAGCTAGAGAAGCAGACCCTGAAAGGGATTTGCCTTATTATGCTAAAAGTGGTCAAGGACAAACAGACCCTATTCAACCACCTAAAGTAAAAACTAATGTAAAACCTAAAACTAAATCAGGTTTAAATTATGACCCAATAGCTGAATGGGCTAGAGCAGACCAAGCTACTAATGATAAGTGGAATAAGAGAAGAGAAACTTATAATAGAATGGTAGGTGAAGGTATAGACCCTTATGAAGCTTATGATAGGTCTATGCAAGAGCAAGCTGCTGAACCAGCTTCTGCTACTAATACTAATACTACTAAACCTGTTCAAAATAACAATAAATTATCATATAATCCAATGTTTACTGACCAGGCTATTGAATTACGTAGAAAGCAACAAGGTAAGAGTTAATAGTTATTAATTGGAGATAATTATGGCAAGACCTACTTATATTCCTCAAGCAAACTGGACAGATGCTTATGGTAATCCAGCTGGTTCTCAATTATATAATCCATATACTATCCCTCAACAAAATAGTTGGAATGATAGTGGATTACCTTCATACCAACCTACTGCAGGTGCTCCTGCATACGCTAGTCCTGGTTATGGTTCTTATTTAAATACTCAGCAACAGGATTTAGCTAACTCTTTAAAGAAGCAAGGTGTAAGCCTTAGTTCTACTGGAGCAAATAGCAATAATGGTGATAACTCCTTTACTTGGAGAGATGGTTTAGGCATTGGCTTTGATGCAGCTAAAGTATTATCTGGCATTGGTTCTATTATTTCTCAAAGAAATATGGCTAAGAAACAGTTAGATTTTGCTAAAGAGCAGTTTAACTACAATAGACAAGCTAATGAACGTAACTGGCAAGCTCAGGTAAAAGCATATAATACATCTTTATACGATAAGTACCGCCACAGAGGTTCTTATGAGCAAGGTGATATAAATGCTTATAACTCTGAGTATGAAAGAAATAAAATGGATAACCAACCTTTATAAAGGATAGATTATGACAGTACAAAATGCTCCTTATATAGAAGTTGATACAAATAACAGTACTCCTCTTGGAGTAATGCAGACTGCTTCTCAGAATTATGTTAATTCTATTGATAAGCTTGGTTCCATCTTTGGAAGTATGAAATCTAACTTCCAAGATAGATGGTATTCAGATGCTTTAAAACAGTCAATGCAATATGATAATGCTGATGATTATGGTAAAGCATTATCTGATGGTTCTATTGATTTAAGTGGTTTATCTGCAGAACAAGTCTTATCTTTAAATAGACGTAAGAAAGAAATAGCTGAGACCCAGTTGCTTAACTTACAAGCTAAAGAAGAAGATATTAAATACAGACAACAAGCTGCTGATGATAAATTCTTTACCGAACATCCTGAAGCTGCTGCTACTGTTGCTAAATTACAAGCTGATGCTCTTGCTACAGGTGATTTTAGAGCACTTAATCAGTATATGTCTGATTTAAGTCAATCAGGTGCTTCTCATAGAGTTCTTAAAGCATTTGACGTAGACCCTTACAAAGTAACTAAAGATTTTCAAAATCTTAGCATAAAAAGACAGCAAGCAGCTATTGCTGCTAGACAAGCTGACGCTCAGATAAAGTTAACTAATATGAGTATATTAGATAAAAAATCTGACCAGGTTGCTGCTATTGTTGCTTCTGAATTGACCCAGGCAGGTATTAATCAATCTAGTACAAATGCTGGTCCTCTTATAGAGGAAAGATTAAGAGCTTATTCTGGAGGTAACCCAGAACTCTATGCTTTACTTAAAACTAAAATTAAGTCTTTAGGCTTTGATGTAGATACTGCTGATATTGCAAACCTTAAAACTGCTGGTACAGGTTTAAGTGATTCAACTCAAGTAGCTGAAGCTATTGCTGGTAGAACACAGACTTCTAATAAAGGTTTAGTTAGTAATAACCCAATAGATAAACTTACTTTTGATGCACTTGACCAAAATAGTGATGGTACCTATAAAAAAGATTCTAAAACTTTTTCTAAAGAAGCAGGTGCTTATCTTAATGGTTTGCTTACTGATTATAAAAATTTATCTTCTGAAATAGATAATTTAGCTTTACAGACTGGTAACTTTGATGCAATTAGAGATGAAAATAAGAGAGAAGCTGCTAAGGCAGTAAAAGCAAGACCATCTATAGAAAACTTCGGTAAATTAGTAAAACAAGAATTTCCTTCAATGCCTGATGCTCATGTTCAAAGAGCAGCTGCACATTTAGTAGATATTTATGCTCATACTAACAGTGATGAAATTAAGAATAATCCTTATTTACTTATTGAAAGTATGACCAGGAATATTGAATCTGACTATCTTCCAGGTAATTTTACTTCTGTTTCTTTAGGTGAAGGTAGTCATAGAAAAGTTAATTTATCTAATTATCTTGGTTCAGATGTTATTGAAAGCAAAGCAGCAGGTCTTGGGTGGGAAAGAATAGCAGCTAGTGAGCAATTTGATGCATTAAATACTTCTCTCAAGAATCTTGAGGTTTATCTAACAAAATCTTCTGATAGTATAAGTAGATATAAACCTAGAAGCCTTAGTGATGCTAATAATCCTAATGGTCGTGCAGATATACTTTCAGATTTAATTAAAGCAGATGATGCTGCTAAACAATTAACTAACTTGCAAAAAAAGCAGCTAAAAGATTCTAAAGAAAAACAAGAAGAATTAAATAACCTAAAAAAGGCAGATTTTAAGTAAATGCTCTTTACTTGAAAAGGTTATTAGAGATTTTTTTATTAATTTATGTTAAAGTCAGTCTAAGAATTTAGACTGATTTTTTTATGAGGTGTTTATGTCAGATACAGCAAATGATTTAAATATTGATTTAATTACTTCTTCCTACTTATCAAAAGAGTCTTCAGGCTCTGCTCTTAATGATTCCATCGCAGCTAATATAAATAACATTGATGCTATCGCTAGTGAGTTAGGGGGTAATTATGAGTTAGCTAATAAAGTACAAGATGCTGTTTATGCCAATATTTCTGATTATGGTAGTAAATCACTTGCTTTACAGGATAGAAGTGCTTTAGAAGCAACTAAAGATTTTGCTGTAAATACTGTAGGTAAAGGTCTTATTGGAGGCACTTTATCAGGTATAGGTGGTGCTTTAGGTTTAGCCTCTGCTGCTACTGGTTCAGATATGCTTGCTGAAGGTGCAGCTGCATTTTCAGGTCTTGGTGATTATGCTAGAAAAGGAAGTGATGCCTTATTATCTAAAGCTCAAACTGACTATGACACAGTAAGCCATAGAAAAGCAGATTCTGCTTATAACTACAATAAAGTAAAAAGAGATACCAAAATAGCTAATGGTGGTGACCCAACCATAGCAGGTTTAGGTAACTTCCTTGATGATGTAATGACAGCTGGCTCCCATTTAGATATGAATGACCTTACTGGAGCTACTGCAGAAGGCTTAGGTAACCTCTTAGGTATGGCAGCTACTGGTGGTGTTGGTGCCATAGTTAAAGGCGGTGTAATGGGAGCTGCTAAGTTAGGTGCAGCTAAATTAGGTGCTACAGCAGCATTAAAAGCAGCACAGTCATCTAAAGCAGCTAGAATCTTAGGTAAAGTATTTGATGCTCCTACCAGAGCTAATATGATGTTTGAAGCTGGTGGTGGTGTAGATAATGCAGTAGAAGCTATTAATTCATACTCAGATGAGCAGTTAGCTGAATTATCTCCTGAATTTAATTCTCTGGTTGAGCAGTACTTACAAAACGGTGCTTCTCCAGAGGAAGCCTCACAACAGGCAAGAATTGATTTACATAATCAGTTAATTAGAACCAACGCATTAGAGACTGGTTTAACTGGTGCAGCTATTGGTAGATTAGTTCCAGGTACAGAACGTGGTCTTAAGTCCTTAGGAGGTAAGGGATTAGGTGCTGGTTCTATTGCTGGTTATATGGGTAAAGCTGCAAGTGAAGGCATTGAAGAATTTGGTCAGGAAGGTTCTTCTGCTCTTATTGGTAATATCAATGAAAAAGCCTTACTCAATAAGGATAAGGATATTGTTGAGGGTGTAGGTCAAAGTGCTGTTATGGGTGCTGTAGGTGGTATTGGTACTTCTGCAATAGCTAATGCTAGACCTGGTTCTGTACTAAAAGGTATCTATGATAAGGGTAAGGAAGCTGTTGGTAAGTTCTCAGGTAAAGGTAATAAAGCAGGAGAAACTAAAGCAGAAACTTCTGCAGAGAATGAAAGAGCTACTACTACTGATAAAACTACATCTAACAACTTACAAAGTAACTTAGAAAACAATGAAGCTGATAAGGCTATAGGCAATAATGTAGTAATATCTACAGAAGTAGATAAGAATGGTAACTCAGAAGATAGAGACTATGATAAGGCTTTACATGAAAAAGCTGCTTTAGATAGAGCCAGTGCAGATGAAGCTAAAAAAGCTTATGAAGAATTAGAAGCTAAGAGCAATAAAGACCCTTCTAGTGTTACTGATGATGAATTAGCTGATGCTCGTGAAAAAGCTCAAACATTAGAGCAGGCAGCTCAGATTTCAGAACAGGAACAGAATCATATTACCTTATCTGATGATATGAAACAGGCTCTTAATTCTAATATCCTTCAAAATGAAGATGCAGATACAAGAGCTAAAAACATTGATAATATGACAGCTGTATCTGCTGCTGTACAAGTAGCTAAAGAATTAAACTCTTTAGATGAAAACTCATTTGGTAATGATAAAGCAGCTTATGAAGATAGATTAAATAATCTAGGCGGTATTCTTACTGCTTTAGAGAACCAGTGTAAATCAGATATTGATATTCATTCTGAAGATGTAAATGGTAAATCTGAAGTTAAGTTAAATAAGAAGAATTATGTTAAGCATACAATCAATAATTTATTTAACCACAGTGATACTGTCTTAAATGCTAAAGCTAGAGTTCAAGGGCATAAGTTTGATAATAACGGGATAGATACAACAAATATTTCTAATATCTTAAATTGGAAAACAAGAAAGAAAAGTTTAGATATTAATGAAAACAGTGATGAAGCTAGAAAGCTTAAAGATGTTTTATTAAACATTGAAGGTTTATTATCTTCTGATGCAAATCTAAATACTGATTTAAGTATTGATAAAGATGGTAAGCCTAATTTTGATAAGAATAAGATATCTAGATTAGATAAAGCAGAAAAAATTCTTAATGAGTTCCAAAAAGGTATTAAGAATAAATCTCTTAAGGATACAAAAGGCTTATCTAAAAAAATTGCTTACATGAGAGAAATTCTACATGTAAATAGAGAAATACGTAAGGCTGTAACTAACTTTAATGATAATAACAGTAGTAAGATAGCTGAAAGTGTTTATAGAGAAAAGCTTACTAATTTAAAGAGCACTATTGCTTATACAGTTAAAGATAAAGATGGTTCTGTTATACAAGAACATAGGTTTGCTTTACCATCAGCTTTAACTCATTCTAGAAGAATGATGACTTCATTACTCTCTAGCGAAAATACAGAATTATATTCTATGTATGATTCTCAATTTAGAGAGTTTGCTTTAGGTCAATGGTCTAAATTGGGTGACTTACTCGATTTACTTGATAAATATTACAAAGCCGAAAAGAACCATAAAAAGCTAAATTCAGGTACAAAGTTTGAAGGAATTGAAGGTAAATCAGGTGCTAATGGCAGTTTCAAGATTACTCCTGATACTATTGACCAAGTTAGACAGTTAGCAAACATTGTTGCTCAAGAATGTGCTCTTACTAACCTTATCTATAACAGCACTCAACTTGTTGCTAAGGGTAAATCTAATAAATTAAAGCAAACTTTAAATACAGATGATAGTCTTTTATACGCTCCAGATTTATCTCATTTATCTGGTAATTTATCATCTATGAGTGATGTTACCTTTTTAAGTAACATGGCTAAAAAGTATAAACATATCTCTCAAAATAGAGTCTTTAATAACCGTACTGCTAAAATGTTCAAAAGGGTAAATGCTGTTACTAATAGACTTAACAGAGAGATGGCTAATGCTGATACTACTTTAGACCCTAACGTAGAAGCTGCACAGGAAAATATAGCTAAAAATAAAGCTATATATAGAGAACAGCTTGAAAAAACAAAAGATAACATTACAGACGATAGTACTTTAGGAGAGTATAAAAAGGCTGTTATCTCTTATGTAACTACTACTGGTGAAGTTATTCCTAAGAACTTAGTATTAAAACCAGCTGATAACATGCAACCAGAGCTTAAATCTAAAGTAGAGTCTTTATCAAAAGAACTTAGCAATAATGTATATAACTCCCTGGTTCAGGATGTAACTCCTGAAGTTGTTGAGGAACTCAATGAAGATGAGTTTGATTTAGGTTTAACTGAAACTCCAGAGGATAACGCTGGTTCAGATGCATTCTTCGGTATTGATTCAAATGAAGCAAAAGATTTCTTTGAAAAAGAATTTGATTTAGGTGAAACAGAAGACTTTGATTTAAGTGATATAGAAGATTTATCTGAAGATGAAGTAGAAAGCTTTAGCTTACCTAGTGTGGTAGAAAGTCTTTCTAGAACCTTTGGTGAAGAAAAGCCTTCAGTAAGGTCTAATGGAAAAATGCCTTCACCTCCAGATAGAAGTGTTGTAGCTGAACCAGATAGAAGAAGTAATATAGCTAAGACTGCTGAAACTACTATTAACAGTCTCTTTACTAGAGATATTAGAAGCATGTCTTCTAAAGAAAAAGAGATGATTTTAGATAGAGCTAGAAAGTTAGGTATATCTCTTCCTAGAGTTATAGCTAAAAAAGAAACTCAAAACTCATCTAATTTACATGTTTTAAGTAACTTAAAAGTAAAAGCTACTTCAGCTCTTCATAACTTATGGCGTAACTTTAGTTCACCAAAAGCTCTTAGAGATGGTTCTGCTTTCTTTATTAAGAGAACCAGTAAAGCCAATGGTAAACTTTTAGATTTACAAAATATATTACAACAGGTAATAGAAAAAGCTTTTAATGAAAAGCGTATTACTGCTTTTGATAAACGGAACTATTATGCTTGTGAAACAGCTATTATTGAAAGAGCAGGAAAACTTAAAAGTAATATAGCAACTTCTTGTAAAGAAAAATTAGATAATTTTATTAGAGAACGTCAAGGTGTAAATCCTAGAGTTATCATTGCTGAATTATGCAGACATAAAGCATTAAAACCTTTAGCTACATTATGTGATTTAGATGCTTCAGGTAACCTTAAACTTGATGAAGATAAGATAGAAATGTTAGCAGTAGCCTCTGCTGTATCTTTAGCTATCTGTGCTACTAAAGTTAATGAAGACCCATTCAGTACTAATGATTTATGGGAGCATGTTCCTTCTAAAGTAAAAGAAGAACAACGTGTAAAATATCAAAACACTGTAAACCCAAATGACTTTGATGCTGTTACAGGTATGATGTTTAAAACCTTAATGGGTATTAGCAGAAATGCTACCAGCAAGGATGAAGACACTGTAGCTGTTGATGGCATATCATCTATTGCTTTAGACGCTATTGTATCAGCAGATAATGCTCCTATATCTTATGAAGGATTCCCTTCTGTATATACTTTAATAGACTCATCACACCCAGACTATAATCCTACTTCTCCTGATACTCCTAGAATTAAATTTACTAAGGAGGGTTTAGCTAGTTTTACCGAATTAGTTAATAACGGTGCTAATGGTTTTAGTAAAGCTACTACTGTTCAGATTGAGTCTATAGCTCATAGTTTATCTCCTCATTATGAAAATGACCTTATCTTTACAGGTAACCATGAAAATCTTGATAAGGTGTTTGAAGAAAAATGGAAAAAAGCTGAAGATATTGTTCATACTCAAGGTCAGAAGTTATCTAAAGAGCAGAAAGATGAATGTAAATCTCGCTTTAAAGAGGGATGGAACCAGAATACACCAATGACCCATTTAATAAATGGTTTAGGTGCTGAAAATCTTAACCATATTTTCTTTGATTATGATTCTGAAGAAGACCTTAAGTTACTTACCCCAAATCTTAGAGGTAAGTTAAATGTTAAACGTCAGCAGACTGTTAGAGCACTCAATGAGATAGAATTAAGAAGACAGAATCGTATTTCTATTTTAGCTAGAGAAATTGATAAGTGGAATGACCGTAATATTCGTTATAATCATGCTTTTCCTTTGAACACAGCTGAGTGTATGGAAATTGCTACTGAATTATTAAGTAAAAATAGAAACGAATTTATTGCAGAATGTAAGAAATATGGAATAAACCCTAAAGTTATAGAACAGCATTACATGTTTGGTGTAACCAAGTCTTTACGTTTACAAGAACTTGATGTAGCTGCCTCACCTGTTATGGATAAGTTAGTACGTGATGCTGAAACTAATATAACTACTCCTTCTAAAGTAGATAGAAATGATAAATCATATTTCTATTGGAAACAGGCTTTAATACAAGGTTTAGGCTTAGACTTATGGAAAGTTAATAAAGACTCTAGTAATTGGAATCAAAAATCTAATCCAGTGAACCAGTTAGCAGATGAAGCTATTAGATTAGCTGAAGACTGTAAAGAAGACGGTATTACACTGGTTCAAGCATTAGAAGCATTAAAGAATGGAAACGTTTCTACTGATGATGCTACTAAATATGCTAAAGTAATTAAAAAGTATCTAGCTTCCTTAAAGGCTAGTGATGTTAAGGTAGAAGTTAAAGATAATAATAATATAATTCAGAAAGTAAGTCTTAATGATATTAAGGCTGACCAGCCTATTATTCTTCACGTATTATCTGAGCTTCCTGAAGCATTATCAGGTAATAATTTTGAATCTACTCTGTATATAGAAATTGACGGTAAGTCTTGTGGTCCTTCAACTCGTATTGGAAGATTTGGCTATACCATGTCTTTAGCTGATTTCCAGTTATGTGATAGAGGTGGTTGGCATACTTCATTTATTGGTACTCATGAAGATTTACAGAAGTTACCTGCAGAAATTAATAAGTATATTAAAAGTGCTAAAACTGAAGCAGAAAAAGAAGCTTTAACTAAATATAAAGAAAACATTGTTTCTGGTATGAAGACTGACGTATATGCTCAACAGGCTAAAAAAGCTAATGAGTATATTAAGGATATGCAGTCTCATTTAACAGATGGTGGTAAAAACAATGTTGGTTCTAAGCAGTTATGGGAAGCTATAACTAATGTCTACGATATAATTGGTATTAACCTTACCGATATTCCTAGAATGTTACTTAAACTTATTGCTACACCTTTAGCTTATGGTGCTGGTCCTTTAGGTGCTGCTGTTGGTTTTACTCATATTATTCAAGATAAGATTGAGGAAACCTTATCAGATTTTAATAAGCATCTTCATGATAAGTATGCAAAGAACTCTGCTGATTTTAATCTAAATTCTAAAGAATTACTTACTGAGTTTGGTCATTTTAAAGGTATCGCTGATGACCAAGCAGCTTATGAAGTAGGCTATAAGTTCTTCAATAGTATGGATACCTTTACTAACTACAGAGCAGCTTTCTCAGGTAAAACTTGGGAATCTTATACTGTTACCTGTACTAAAGAAGAAAACTCAGCTTCTTCTAGCTGGTTCCGTAATGTAATGCTGAACCTCAATTCAGATAAACCAGTTATTAATAAGTCTACTTTAAGCAGTGGTACTACTAATTTATGGTCAGCAATCACAATGGCTAATTTAACAAGTAACCACTATGTATTCATTAATAGCCCTATATCTATGGGTGCTACTAGCGTATACCCTAACTCATCACAGAGGTCTATCTTTGCTTTAACTAATTTAACTGCTTGTTTAAATTTATTAAATGGCTTCTATACAGGCTATGCAGAAATGGCTTCTAGAATAGCTAATGGAGGTAGCTTATCTAAAGTACAGGAAAGAGATTTATTCAATTCTCCTGCCTTTGTAAATATGAGTAAGGCTTTAGGTATTCCTTGTGGTATAGATGGAACCAGTACTTATTTCACTGGTTCAAGCAAACGTTCTTCAAATTTAAAGGGCGTTAAAGGAACTGATGAATTACTCAAGACAACTATCAATGGTATTCCTTACACCATTAAGCCTTCTATGTATCAATGGACTCCTCTTGGTGTAGCCTGTCAGCCTGGTATTACTCAAGGTTCAGGTGATGCTGATATTATTATGAGATTAACTCGTCAGATAGGGGATAAGACCTTTGGAGCTATGTTTGATGGTATTAACTGCTTCTTAAAGGATATAAATGATTTAGCTAATATTATTGATGAAGCTCAGGTTAAGACTAACCATCAGAATTTAACTGCACAGTTACATGTAGCATTTAATAAAATGGGTGAGTTTATTAATAAGCATACAGACTTATTAATGTATAACCAGAATGATATTTCAAGTAATATTATGCGAGCTATGGCTTCTAGCTTAATTAATATGTCAGAGGTCTACTTAGAAGAGATAAATAAATCAAATAAAGATGATGCAGAATCAATTTTAAGTATTATTAATGAGTCAGATGCAAATACACTCAAGAGTTTATATGCAGACTTAGGAGAGTTAAAATCAGATATAGTAAATGGTGATGCTGGTTCCTTATTAAATAAAGCTTATGCTAATACTCAACAAGTATTAGAGATTGTAACTAAAGCTCACTTTGCAAAAACCTTTGCTTTAACTGGTATACCTGATGCAAATGGACAACGAGAATTAGCAAATAATCCTTTATTTACTGAGTATGCTGTGGAACCAGACACAGGTTTACCTATGTCATACCTCAACTTTGATACTATGTCTTTCTCTAGTGAAGCAGGTAAGACTAAGGCAAGTACTAATAAATTAGGTTTTAATCCACAAACTGGTGAGTTTGAATATGTTGATAAGGATAATAGAAAGCATTTCTATTACAACCCTGATACTCAGGAATTAAGCTATGTATTACCTTCCAATAAACCTATAGGAGCAGAAGAAATAAAGACTGTACAGGAGTATAACGCTCGTGTTACAGATGTAGCTAAACATAAATTATTCTTAAAAACTGCTAGAGAAATTTATGAGCAAAATACTATATTACCTAAAGTAACTACTGTAGCCCTTACACCTTTATCTTTAACTAAAGCTAAGAATGATTCAAAGACAACTGGTTATACAGATGCAAGCTCAGATGAGTTATTTACAGATACTCAAAATTCTTCAAATATCAATTCAGTATTAAGGGAGTTGAGCCAGGGTATTGAAAATGGTATGAGATATAGATTTGATGATAAAGATAAAGAGGCTTATAGAGAGCTTAAAAACAAATTACTGGATAGATTATTTAATTTAGGTTTATTTAATTATTCTGGTAAACCAACCAAAGATATTCAATTACATGAAATATTTGCTGGTGTTGATTTTATTGATGTAAATGAAGTAGATGATGAGGCTTTAAAAGGCTATGGACTCAGTGATGAGGATATTAATGATATTAGAACCAATGGGGCTATAGATGGTTTCTCTTTTGACAATAAGATTTTCTTACCTGCTCATACGATAAAGGATTTAAAGAAGACTATGGGAGACCTTAAGGGAGGCGTAAGTGGATATACTATAGAAAGAGCTCTTACCCTTATAGATACCATAACTCACGAATATCAGCACGTATTCTTAAGTAAATCTTTAAAAGAAGTTTACTTCTCTGACCCTAAAGATATTGCAGAACTTGCAAAACTTGCACATCTTAAAAAACCAAAATCTAAAGATGTGTATGCACATAAACTCTATAGGGCTAAGAAAGAAGCTGCAGGTAAAATAGAATATATTGGTAAAACTTTAAGTAAGACTTACGCTAATATGTGTATTGCTTACTATAACTACTTAAGATGGGAAGGCATGAACAATGGTAACGCTTCTCAATCACCACAAGAGTTACAATCTTATGCTAATAAAGTAGAATTATTGAATAGATATGTTAACTTTATTGTTACTACTGCTACTGGTATAGATAAGAATAAAAACCTTTCAAAGGTTTTTAAAGAGAAGGAGATTGAAGACCTTCGTTCTATTTTTAGTAGTGTAGCTCAAGCTATTAAATCTAAGAAGAGCACAACTGAAAATGCTATTAATAAAAAATATGATACTAAGTATGATGGTTTTGTTTATGACTTAGAAAAGATATTAAGAGAGACTCTTTATAAAGACACTAATGCTAGTGAAGAACTCTTTAGCATTAAGTATGAACTTGAGAGAGGTGTTATAGGTTTAGCTCAGATAAGTAAAGCAGCTTTAGAAGCTTCTATTTTAGACACTTCTACAGGAAAATCTTCACCAGTAAATAGTTATACACTGGCTCAGGAAACCATTGTTTGGGGTAATAACTCAACATTCTTAACTAACCTTGCAGGTAATACTGCATTATTAGCAAGACTATCTAGAACAGGTTTTGCAAATGAATATAACCAAAGTAATATGGAATATGAAAATATTAGGTCATCTAATAATATTTCTAAAGAAGCTAAGGCTATTACCTCTAATCTTGCTATAAAAAACAACAGTCCTATGTGGAATTTCTTAAATTCCTTTGTAAAGACTGGTACTAAAATAGCAAGAGCATTACGTACTGTTATTTATAACTTTATTAATAATGTAATGGGTTTACGTATTAAAACAGTTACTACCAAAAATGGAAATAAAAAGCAGCATACCAAAGAGATTGATTTCCCTAAAGGTATTCAAAGAGTTGATTTAACTGCTGGAGATATTTTAGGTAATGCTTTTGCCTTCTTTAATAAGAAGACACTGGTACATACACAGCAGACAGGTGGTGATGTAAATCTTCATATTGAAAATGCTTCTAACAGTGGAAATATTAACGCTTCTCAAAAGAAGATATTTGAGACCATTAAGAATTATGGTGATAAGTTAGTTAATTCTGATAAGAAAGTAGATGTTACTTTACGAAAAGCTTTTGTAGATTCAAGTATTACTGTTGATAGAGCATGTAAAGCTTGTAAGAACGCTGGTTTCTTACAAACTACTAAAGAGCTTAACGCTTTTAAAGCTACCTTTACAGCTCTTACCTTTAATATGGGATTCAATACTGAAGAGGGTAATAATTTAACCAGATTACTTCAGAAGGTAATTAAAGATATTACTCCTGAAGACTTTGACCCTACTTATAATCCTGCTTTGAACCAGGGAGCTTATAACGTTTCAGCAGAAGCTGTTAAGAAGTATCAATTCATTATTCAGGGCTTTAATAACTCTAATTATCAGTATGTAAATCCTAAAGTAGCTATTGCTATGTTACTTACTGATGAAGCTTTACAAGAGAAGTTTAAGAATACTACATTGACTAGAGAGTCTGTAGCTAAATCTAAGAATTTTGATAGCTCTATTGAAAAAGCTATATTTACTGCTCTTGGTTCCGTTACTAATTCAGTAGATAGGATGATGTCTAAGTATCCAGATAAAATCTCTGGAGATGTAGTTTTAGCTTCTTGGTATGAAGCAGCATCAAACGCTGCTTTAGACCTTAACTCTGAAGAGTATCAGGCTGGTTTATTTACCTCTGTTCTTAATAAAGCAGATGAATTAACCAGTAAAGCTGTAGCTAAGTTAGTAAGAAAAGGTGCTGATGCTTTAAGTAAATCTAAGATACCTGTTTTATCTTCAGTAGGTACATACGTTAAAGAAGCAAGTACTTATGTTGGTAACCCTGCTTTAGGTGAGCTGAATACTCTTCAAGGTGCAATAAAAGCTACTACTGTAGATTTGAATGATTTCATTAGAACCACCCCAGAAAATGCTTTAGGTTACCTATTTAACAATAAAGTAACTGGCTGGTTAATGGCTCCTATTGCAGGCTTATTTAGAGAATTTGCTAACCAGTCTAGAGGTGATACTAACTACTACATTGAAAAGAAGAAGTCTAGAAATACTACTCAGCAGTTATCTCAGCATGCTCGTGAGCAAACAACTAAGATTGTAAAGAACTCTGTTACATCTATTAAATCTAGTGCAGAATGGCAATCTGCTACTGATTTATTTATTAAGAGTGGCTTATACAATAATACAGATACTGCATCATCTAATTACATTTCTAAGGAAGATATTGAAAAGTACTTATTAAATGATAATGCTTTAGATTCTGATATTAGAAATACTAATGCTGGTGCTCAATCAAGGCAGCTGGTTCAAGCCTTAGTAAGATATACTTATGAAGGCAAGATTGCTACTAATATGCAGAAGAAGTTTAGACCTAATACCTATTCTATTTCTAAAGCTACTGGAGATGACTTAAAGGCTATCCAGAAATTATATACATTAGAATCTATTAGATACATTAAAGATAATAATCCTGAAAGTGGTAAGAGATTATATTCTATTCTTAAGAAAGACTCTTCAGGTAAAGACTTTAATTATTTAACTTCTATTACTAGATTTAGATTTAATAAAGATTTAGAAAAGATAAAGAAGTACTCTTCTAAGGTTGATGGTTCACATGTAGACCCAATGCTTAACTACTTTGAAGGTAGTATTAGAGATTTACCTAGGTCAATGAATCATATCGTAGCTATTAAAGATAGCAATGATTTAGCTAAGTATAATCAGCTAGGATATACAAAGATAAATACTACATCACCTAATGGTATTATCTATATGGAAAGTCCTTATAGTATGGAAAACTCTTTCTTATCAGGTGCTTTCTCTTATAGCCTTAATACTGGTATGGGTATTAATCTTGAGTCATGTAGACCTATTAATGCTGTAGCTGTAGATGGCGGTAATACTCTTGACATTACTTCAGGTACTGAAGAGGAACCAGTAATTCCTCTGTATAATGCAGACGGTACAATAGCTTTAGGTGGTTCTGTCTTACCTAATAAAACAATTATGGATAGAGTACAGAAAGATACTAATTTAGCTAATTTACTCGGTGAATGGTCAGGTAGATATTTAACTGAAGAGCAAGCAGCTAACTGTAATAAGAATATGCTTGTTGAGCTTAAAAACCTCAAAGATAATGCTTCTCCATTAGATAGCAATAACTTTATTAATATCTTAAATCCTAAAGAAGCAGCTTCTCTTCCTACACATGCTAAGAAAGCTTTAAGTATGGTTACATCTAATAAGCAATTATTACTTGATGCTAAAGAGGTATTTGGTGATGAGAATACTTTATATGTAAGAAAGGATATGCTTAATGATGTATTAGGTATGCAGAGAGCTTCTATTATAGATGTGCTTAACGGTAATACAGATTTACCTGAGTTCTTTACTGGTTTAACTAAAGTACTGGCTACTATAGCAGGTGGTCCTGCTAACTTAGCTAAATTAGAGAAGACTCTTCAGAATCTCGCTAAGTATGTACGTAACTCACAAGTTATTAAATCTTTCGTGGTTCCTTACGCAAATATCGTAGCTAACGCTGTTCAGCTATTAATATTGGGTGTCCCTCCACAGGATATTATTAAAGGAATGAGACTCAAGATTAAAGAGTGTAATGACTATGTAAAAATTCTTAATGAGGTTGCCTTACTTAGAGCTACAGGCTTATCAAGAGAGGGTACTGTATCTGATAATGAAGCTCAGGCTCAAAAGCTATTAGCATTAACAGAGCAAATGTCTATATCTCCTATGATTAAGGCTGGTGAGTTTAACTCAATTACTGATGATGTTATTACTAGAGATGAGTTAGATATTAATAATCCTTCATTAGGTTTATTTAATAAATACTCTGAAAAGGTAAGTAATATGCTTAAAGACCATCCTAATGTAAGAGCTTTATTAGTAGATAAAGATTCTGATACATATAAGTTCTTGGCTAAAGCAACTCAGTATGGTGACTTTATTGCTAAATCTATTTACTATGACCACTTAAAGAAGACTAAAGTAAATGAGAATGAAGCACTGTATAGAGCAACTACTGCTTTTGTTAACTATGACTTTATGCCATCAAGAGGTAGAGATTATTTTGAGAGTTTAGGCTTAGCTTGGTACTTCAACTATAAATTAAGAATGTCTAAGATTATGCTTCACATGATGCAGTTTAATCCAGTACGTTCTATGATATATGCTTACTTACCATTAAAGCTGTGGGATGTAACTTTGGATACTCCATTTAAGGATTCTTCATTAGGTAGGTTCTTAGGAATGGGTCCAAGTAATATGAGTTCTATTGGATTTGATAATTTCTTTAAACTTAAGAATTATATTCCAGCTCTCAATTTACTTGATGTATTACATTACTAACTAAATAAAAAATGCCCTCTATAAGAGGGCATTATATTTCACACTTACTTACTTAGTTAAACTTGCAAATAAAGAGCGACTAGAGGAGCTGGCTGAATATCCTTCCACTGGTCTTTCAGAGCTTTCTGTATCATTTCCATTGTTACTTTCATTTTTATTTCCTGTAACTGTGTCTGATACAGGCTCTGGTACAGGCTTAGGTGCTTCACTCTCTGGTTCTGGCTCTTTGTTTGAGGTTGGCTCCCTAGTAGGTAGGGTATCGTTAGAGCTGTTGCAGTTGTCAGTACCGAGCTGTTTAAGACACAGTTCAATATTGGCAGTAATCCCATCGTTACCTCTGGTTGCTGCTAGTTCAATGTTAGATACCTCTAGGTTTAAACCATAGTAGTTCTTTACATAATATTTAACTGCTTCTTTAATTTCATTTTCTACTAAACTAATCTTCATTTTTTAAATTTCCTTTGATATAAATGTCTACTCTAGGTAAATCCCTAGAAATATCACCTCGATAGCCATGGAATGAACCAATGATACTATCGTTATCGTCTGAGAACTTACCAAAATGTGTAAGCCCGTCACAGAAGAACTTATCTACTACCGTTAATACATTCATCTTATCTCTTGTAGCTTTAGTATCTGGATGTAATACATATACCATACATTCAATAGATGAAAATTCAGGTAGTAAATTAATCACTGGTTCCATTACCTTACAATATTCCTGTTTAATAATGTTATTTACAATAGGCTTCCAATTTCTGTATTGATTAAGATTTAACCTATATCTCTTTGGTTCCTTGGTTTTACGAGGAATATCTACCCATAAAGGGCTACAGGAATAGAACCAGTGACTCATATTACTTATTACCAAATAATGAACTTACTGGCTTAGTAACACTATTAGGAGAACCAACTACCTTCTTAGTCTGGTCTCTTACTTTACCCTTATTCTTCTCTAACCACTTATTGAAGAACTCTGGTTCAGTCTTACCATGCTCTGCTTCAAACTTAGTGAGCTTAGTAGGGTTGTGCATAAAGCCATCAATAGCATTAACGTCTCTAGTTTCCTCAGATAAGTCATAAGAATTGGTATTTGTATTAAATACTCTCTTGTTCTCTGTCTTCTTAAGAATAGCTACATATACCTGCTTACCTGCTAAATCTGATAACTCAGTCACATCTGTAGGTACTTCCTTTTTTAATTCTGCATTATATAATGCAATCTTCTTAGTACCTTCACTCTGCTG